TGCTTATTAATTGTAAAAAATCTTTTAAATGCACTTTTTCATATTTATAAACATCATTATTTTTAAATACAACAATTAGTTGCCCAGTAATATGATGAATAGGCCTATTGTAAATAATTTGTTTTAGCGATGATGATTCATTAGATTTAATATCTATTAACATCTTTTACCTCAAATAGTTTTAATTGATCAGGATTATTTTTAGAAAATTCTTCAGCAAAAGAAGCCGGCATATCTAAATTATATTTTTCACAAAACTCAACCCATTTATTATATTGTTCTTCGTTTTGTAAACCAAATTTATAAATAATTTTGTAAATAACTTCATCTGAAGGATAATAGTTATCTTCAAATGCATATCCATCATTTGATAATTCATACCAAATACGGTCTGCCCAGTTTTTAAGATTATCTTTACATATCATTCCAGGATTATCATTATCCCATTCTGTAATTGCTTCAATCCCTTGCTGATATTGTTTATCGTAATAATCATTTTCATCAGCAACTGGATAATCTCTTAATTGATCTAACCATTCCATTGCCGCTCTAAAAGCAATAGTAATATCTTCTTGTTTTACTTCATCAATAAATGGAATTTCGCGTTTAAGAATGCGGCAAACTAATCTATCAACATTACCAACTAACCAATGACTATAATTTTCTATTCTAAAATCAAGAGGAAAAGTAGTCATCAAATCTTTTGTGATAACATCAAAATTAGATATTTCTAAAAGATTAGAATCTCTATTTTTATCAACTCCACAAAAACCCCAAGTTTTAAACATATCATTAGAACCCCAATAACCAAAATCTTCTGGTTTTTGTAATCCATCTTTAGCGCATTTTAATATATTTTCACTGTAATCAAAATCTGAGTAAACCATTTTATTTTCCTTTACTGTATAGTGGTGTTTGATTAGAAGTTATTTTTTTAGATTCAGAAAAAGCCCATCTTTCAGCATCTCCCATATCATCAAAATATTTTGATTTTCTTTCTTGATTTTTTAAATTATAAATAGCTGCATAAAAACAAATAATTTCACTTTCATAATTAAAACAATCATATACTCTAACTTCAACGGCTTTGTTGTTAAAAGTATTTTTTTCTGTATACTCGACTACTAAACCATACCCTTCAATTAAAGTATTTTTAGACATTACTCCCCTTTTTGTTTTTTATTTTTTTTGATTACATTAGCTTTTGATTTTAAAAATAATTTATTGGTTATTTCTTTTTCCCAAATAGCCCAATCTTCATTCATCTCTAAATCCAAATCCCAATCAAATGGTTCAATTTTTTCGTGATTATTACGGTCATTTACATATTTATCCATAATTAAATCTCCCTTTGTTGTAATAAATCGGCCCTAACATTTAATGACATTAATTCTGATTTCTTAACCCAAAAATAATTACATTTGTGTAATAATGCTGGGGTGTATTCTTTTCGGAATTCTCTTTGTAGAAGGTCAATGCCAATTTTTTGGCATTTATCACTTAAACAATAATCATATCCGGCTTCTAATCGCTCATCTATATAGTTAGACGAACAATAAACACATATAGCCATTTATTCTCCTTTTTTGAGTAATTGACATATTTGTATTATTTTTTGCGTTGTTTTGCTATCTTCATTATTTATTAAAACATTTCTTAATATCCAATTGTAATCTTTTGTTCTTGCTATTGGAATATTTATAGAACTTGCTAATTTATCAAGTTCATTTAATAGCAAATGTTTTGTGTAATTATCCATTTTTAATTACCTCATATCGTTTTCGTAAACTACAAAATTAATATTATTGCGAAACAAATAGCCGCACAATTCTTCAGCCCAATCTTTTGGCAATAGACGAAACTCAACAATATCGTCTAAAACAATTTTTTGGTTACGCTTATTCTTTCGCATACACTTTATAACAACTAAACCACGAAGTAAATCCCAATCTGCTTCTGTATTATAAAAACGAATTGGATTACTATCTTTAGCATAATTATTTGTGCTATCAAAATAAAGTTTTGCTTTCTTATTATTAAGAATTAAACACTCATCAACTTCTTCAAATTCAATAACTTCAGGTATAACCAAATCATAATCTTGATCATTATTTTGTACAACACCTGTTTTTTTATTTCTCTTAACTTTTACAGGCTCTGTAATCTCTTCTTCAACAATTTCAAAAACAAAATTGTTATCATCTTGGTTATTCATATTTATATCCTTTCGTATTTGATAGGGTCATTTGAATTAACAAGTTTAGTAATATTAATTTTCTCATCACCAATTATTGCTGTATTGTTAATATTAGCAACACATACAGGATAAGCAGTTTGTTTACTTTTAGTTCCAACAGCATATTTAGAAAATGCCGAACCGTCAGGATAAACAATAGGAATACAATTACCTTTTTCATCACGCTTAAGTGTAAGTTTTTGCGATACAAATAATTTGCGAATACTGTCTAAAGACAAATTTTTACCTGTAGACATAATCGCAATAATAACAAATTCATTGTCGTGCTTTACTTCTACTAATTCTGTAATCTGACCAAAATCAGTATTTTTACCTTTAACGGATAACCCAATTAAATTACGATCAATTTCGTTACTCATATCTTACCCCTTTTTTTATCTGAATAATTACCCTGAACAATACACAAATAAAACCAATTTATGAAGTTATACGCAAAAATATAGTTTTGCTTATAACTAAATATATTAGTCAAATAGATAGTTGCCATTTGTCTGATAAATGCTATCGGGGAATTGGTTAGAAAAAAACCTCAGAGAATATATTTCTTTTATATTTCTTTTGGGTCAGAGATTTGATCAGAAAATAGCGGCGAAGCCGTGTGTTGGAGAATATAATTTATTAGTTAATTTATTAGGCCGGCCCGAAGTTAGCCCGGAGCTGATATATTATATAATGATTAATATAATTTTTTAGCCGCGCAGGGGATCGTGTAATATTACGACATAGTAATATTACTATCGTGTAATATTACGAATGGTGTTTTAGCCAATATTTTAGCTAATTTTTAATACATTTTTTTGACAACCTTTATGGGGCAAGATTTTGTCTCTTATGGTAATTGTTTTGCACTCATTTCCTTAGACATATCTACAAGTTGATCAATCATTGAACCTTCAAAACTAAGCCGGCCAAGATGCTTAATGTTAATACCTGGGTCAACCCAAATCTTGCCGCCAATCTTTTGCCAATAACGACCAAAACCATAATCTTCAGATAAGAACCTACCATCATCATCAATGTAAGAATTAAAAAAAGCATATGTCCAGTTTTTTTCTTCTTCATTTAAAGAACCCGTATCGTCTTTAAACTTTAACTCAGGGTAAGCTTCAATCATCTTTTCAAACACTTCTCTTTTAATACACATAAACCCAGTTCCGGCATCATGAATAGATAAAGCCCCATCTTGTACTTCTATTTTACCTTCAGGGCTTGGTCTTGGATTTACAACAAACCTTGTAGATTTTTTTAACAAATCTTTTGCTATAGTGCCATCTTTAGACATCTTAACTACTTTTTCCCAATTGATTTCTTTAATTGGATAGCTGCCGGTAATAATTTCTTTGTCGTGCCATAGCATTTTTAAAATATCCTGAGCTTCAAACTCTAAGTCAACATCAATAAAAATTAAATGAGTGAACTTTGGATTAGCTAAAAATTTAGCAACAAGATTATTTCTTGCACGATTAATTAATGAATCGGTGATTGTGCTAACAGCAAATTTTAAACCAATATCTTTATTGTACATTACTGTTTTCATAAAAGACATAAAAAATGGTTCAGTTAATTGCCGATCATAACAAGGCAGCCCAAACATTGGACACCATTTATTTATATCACTTGCTTCAACTTCAATATTTTGTTTTTCTATATTTATCATAAATATCAGTATACACAAAAAAAAGGCGTAGCGTGTGAGAACGCTACGCCTTTTTAAAGATTTTTAATTATTTTTTAGCTGTTGTCTTGCTAGAAACATTAGGAGTTTCTTTTGCCGAAACAGATACATTATTCTTAGTTGCCTTAAAGTACAAAGTCTCTTCGGCAGCATCAAACCTAATAACAATTTTAAAACCCAATTTTTTAGCTTGAGCGCGAATTCTTTGTTGCATTGAATTAAATGCATTACCTGGCTTAATACCTACAAGGCTAAAAGTTTGGTTATTTTTTACCGAATTATTTAGCGTTTCAATAATCATTGCCAATTCAGGCGATGTTCGCCCAGATCGTGCAATATCAGGTAGTCTATCTACTTTGTTAATTTTAAGTGTCATTTTACTTTCTCCTATTTGTTTATTTTGGTTTTTATGTTTCAAACATCTAAGCAAGGCTCATCTATTTGAATAATGTCAGGCTACTGCCGAGAGTAGGCACTCACAACCTCTATATAAGAAAATAATTACTTTTATTCATTAACTGTCTGAGCAGCAAGTAAATCGCCAAGATATTTTCTTAACTTTTCATTCTCTGCTCTAACAACAGACATTTCAAGAGTCATTGTAGACAATTGCTTTACCAATTGATTTACCAAATCTTCATGTGTTATTTTAACTTGTTCTACAGGGAATCCAGCCATTTTTCAGTATCTTCCTTTGTTTTATTATAACCCGGAACAAATTGTCCAAGATCACTATTATACACCTGCACAGTGCCATATTCAGGCATTTCTTCATCCATTTCGTAATATTTATCCGGTGAAAGAATCTCAATATTAACCTCAGCATTTACAGCCATATTTTCAACACATACAAACACAGCGCCAGCTACAGCGTCAGCTAAATCTTTAGACCCGGAATTTGGGTGATCTATTCTGTTATTAGAAAATAATCTTAATTTCAATAATTCTTCTTCAACCAATAACTCATCCCAATAGCCGCGCAACCGGCCATCATAAATCGCAGTCATTAAAGTATCGTAATCTGTTTTCTTAACGCTATGAAAATCAGCATTGATACCTAATGACCTAAGGCTTTGAATCATTTCAATAGATTGCCATCTGTCAAAAGTAACTTTAGCAACCTCAAATTTTCTACACAATTCTACGATCATTTGCCGGATTGATGCAAAATTAATTTCTTGATTTATACTTGCTTCCCAAGCGTGAACTAAATCTACTTTAATAATTGGAAGACTTTCTACGCCATTTAGTGTTTTGACTTCTCTAAACCCTAAACAATGAACAAGGCTAAGCGCCGCTCTATCTCTTTTAAGAGCCAAGTCCACATGAATAAACCTTACTTGATTATCTGTTCCATTAAACCAATTTAAAAATTGTCCTTCTTCATCCATTGGATTATCTTCAAGCATAAATGCTTTTCTT